GAGGAGTTGGCTTGCTTGGAGACTTCTTGAACTTCTCTTCAAGCGTTTCGTTGATGTCCGTGTCTTCAGCCTTGGTTGTGGCCTTTGGGGCAGCAAGAACAGCAAACAAGCGTTCCTTCAATTCATCGTATGACTTGAACTGATCAGGATTGATAAACGCCTGAAGACTGTGTTGCTTCTTCCACAGACCTTCCAACTTAGAATCATCACCTCCAAGAACGGCAGAGGGAGCATCAAATTCGGATCGGTCATAGTTGGCATACCCTTCGACTTGACGAATCTTCAACTTGAAGTTACAACCACTCCAGAAGCAGAATGGATTTACTGCCTCTTCGTCCTTGAACTCAGGTTGCATCTTTTCGGTGATCTTATCAAAAATCTTCTTGCCGTACTTGAACAGGAAAACCTTCCCGTTATTTGCAGGATTTGTTGGGTCATCAACTACAAGAATATTGCTGATGTAATTCAACTTACGCTTACGCGCACGGGCAATGTCCTTGTCGGACTCAATACCTGAGTTCCAAAGATCATTATTTGCTTCACAGAGAGGACATTTCTTACCAATAGTAGTTGGGCAGTTTTCGATAAACCATCCACCCTTGCCTTGGAATCCATGACTGAATACACGAACCCAAGGAACATCCTCGCCCTCTGGTGCAGGCAAGAATCGAATTACGGCATAACCGTTTCCGTCCTTGCCTTGTTCTGCTTTCCAAAATCGTTCGTCCTTTTGGTACTCTCCGCCACTCATCTTGTCGAGTTCCTTGGCGAGTTTCTCTGTAGAGGACTTTGACATTTTCTTCATTGCTTCGAACTTGCTCATATAACGCTGTATCCTTTCGTGTGTTAGAGGTATGACGGTATTTCGACTAGTATAGTGATATCTATTGTTTAGTCAAGATGGTTTCTGCTAAAACTCTAGAGATTGTGGCTTTGACTACTTCATATTCAAGTGGAACGAAAGAACCATACTTTCTCAACCGCATTCCCATGTCTTGCCAAATCGGATCATCCTGTAATTTTCTGTTCCAAGATTCTGTAAATCCAATCAACAAGTCATAGGATAGAAAAGTTTCGTCCGTTATCTTTTTCTGTAGTAGTAAACAAAAGACTCTAGGATGGCATCCATTGCAAGGAGGAACAAACAAGTTTCCAAATTTGACTGTATCACTATCCGATTGATCTACCATCAGTTTAGTGTCTATTTCTAGACGGTGACTCATTGCTTGTAGATTTTTCATACGCCGCGTATGGCGATCATATGCATCCTCAGAGAACATATCGCCAATCCAAAGATCAGGATTGTCTTTCAATTGAGATACAAGAAAATCAACAATGTCACAATCACTGTGTTTCTTTGAGAGTTTATCGAAGAAATGTCTATCATTTCTTCGCTCAAAGGTTTTCTTTGATGCTCTTGTTTTCTTGTATTTGAAGAAATCAAAATTGGGATCTTTGAAATGCGCTTTGAGTCTGATATAGGTCGAGTATGCCTCGTATCCAGTCATAGTGGCAATTTATTTGAAGACTTGCTCTTGATCAAATTCAACCGCTGTGCCTCTGTCTTTAGTCTCTCTTTGATGGGCTTAGTCAGACTCTTTGCTACGCTTTCAGGTTCTATACCATGCTTTTCGCAAACCATGAGTATAGCGTCCATATAAGACTTTTCTCTTTGGGATCTTACTACTTCTTCAACCTCTTTACAGAAGTCTGCTATTCCAATTATGGAACCCATTATTCCCCCTGTTCTTTTGGAGAGGTAGTATCTACATCTTCAATTGCCATTTCGGACAATTGGCGACGAGCGCGATCAGCAGCACGAATGAATTCGGTGTCAGTCAAGAGCAAAACTAATTCTCTGTTTCCAACCATGATGCGAACGACATGCTTACCATCATCATCTTCATCATGAGGTATCATAAGAGGTTCGTCTTCTTCACTAGACCTAAACAGTTTCTTGAAAATGTTCACGGACTCTCTCCTGTAGTTTGTCAAAATTGTTGTCTGACCAGTATGATGCCGCACTGTTTCTCAGTGGCGAATAATACAAACTAGGATCCTTGATGAATTCTTGAACAGTTCCATCCGCACATGCAATAAGGATTACGATCTGATCGATGAGTTGGCCCGTTTCCTCATACCACATGAGAGCGTATGCAGACGCTTGTTCGAAGTAATTCTGAATCCAATCCTCTTTCTTAGGTTTATCGGAGGTCTTGAAATCAATTACGGAAATCCTATCATTATACTTAGCGATACAATCGAATCGCCCTGCCATACGAATGGTGTCTGAACACAAAGGTTGCTCTTGCGCTTGTACATCCGTGATGCCATCAATGTAAGGTTTGATGCTATCAAATAGCACAAGGATGTCAGGGTCTGATGAATTTACAGATCCACTCTTGAGGTAATCTTCTATGATTCCATGAAGAGCAGTTCCTCGCTTTCCTGCGAGGTCAAGTTTCTTTGCATTGTTTGGGTCTTTTCTCCACTCAGCAAAGAAAGATCTCTTTGACCAACCAGTTACAGTTGTAACGGAAGGATACCATAGATCCTTGTTTCTAGACTTGTAGAATCTACCCATTCCATCTATTTCGACGGATTGAAGTTTGTTTAGTGTTATCATAATCAATAGTCCGGTATGTTGTTTCTTGGGTGGGCTTTCTTTATCTTCTTGATTACATCTCTAAAGCCACCATCCATTTTACGAGCGCCGACGCGAACAGGATCACATGCAGCAGGTGCTGAAGAGACAAACTGTTCGATTGTCTTTTTTCCGCACTTAGGACACGGCTTTTTGCATGGCCGTTTCCTCTCTGCAATTTTCAAGAAATCCTCAAATGTGTTTTCACATGAGGTACATCGGTACTCATAGATTGGCATAGTTATGCTCCCGCTTTATTTAGCGGTGCATACCAAGAGGGAACCGAACCATTCTTCCACTTTGCAAATCTTGACTTGTCGCCACAGTAGTAGTTACGATAGGCTTGAATTGCGTTTCCAACTACCTTGTACTGATTAGGCATTGCTTGTGGGGGTTTGCTCATCTGACCCTTGATGATGTATTTTGGCGGATCTTTTAGTTCAGCAAGACATCGTTGCCATACACTATGTTCCTTGCCATAACGATCACGATAAACAATCAAGAGTTCCCAAAGCAATTGACGAAGCCACTTGTAGTTTGAGTCATTTTGTCTTGCCCAAACTGCACAAGGATGATTGATGTGGGTCGCAGCAAATAGCCGTGAATCCATATCAGGGTCCTTGAGTCGCCACCTCTTCACCTTTCTGCCATTCACAGACAATTCAATAGATGGATCTCCATCCAAGACTCTATGAGCAGTAGACAATAACTGCGCGTACTCAAGAATCATTTTGACTACATGCTTGTCACAGTGCATTTCTGCACAGGTTTTTGGATCTTCGTGAAGATAGAAGATGTTCAATCGTCACGCCCCTTGATCTCTTCACACTCCTCGCCACGAACCCAGAAACATTCAAACGGATTGGTGTTTTCCACAGTGTCTGGACAATAGACAGACACATAGTACTGCGGACCCCAAACGGGATCTTGTTCTACCCTGCGAACCTCTCCGCGCTTGGCAAGAGACGGAACCCAAACACGCATACGCTTTTGACGCTGACCTTCTGACATTATCAGACTCCCTAAACTAGGAATACTTACCGCCCTAAGAACCGTTCAAAGGACGATACGCACAATATACCGTACAACTATTTACTCGTCAAGTGGCTTCTTAGGCTTGACAAGCATTTGATTTTTTACTAAAGTACTTACATGGCAACTACCACTAACAAGACCGCTGAACGACAACACTACGGAGAAGAGCCTACTTGGTCCAACACAACTGACCGAGATTCTCAATATTGCAAGGCTCTGAATTGGTATCACCATATGTCTGATGAGACCGATCAACTCAACTGGTTGACTCAGTATATGAGGGCGGAGAGTTACGAGGCGAAGGATATTCAGTCAGTAATTCGAACAAAACGAGCGATTCTCTTTCCCGACGAAATCGCAAATAATGACTTGGGTATCAATCTTGGTATCCATGCTCGTATCCTGTCTCAGGGAGGATGGATTCCAACCAAAGACAGTATTCGCTTGAAGAAGGGTGTTTCTCACCTCATTGCTCTTGGTAACGCTATCAAGGAGTCAAAGGAAGAAAAGGTAGAAGATGCTCCTACTGTTGGAGTGCAAGAGCGAATTGCAGCACAAGTATCCAAATTGATTTCTGACTTGGAAACGGTTGAGGATTGCCTTATTCGGGGAGAAACTCCTGTCTACCCGTGCGCCTGCGCGAACGCACCCGCAGATGCTCCCGTGCGCGAGTGTGCATGTGAATCTTGTGGTGGAACAAAGACTGTAGATTCCGATCTCAACAGTTGGCTCTCCAAGAATGGTTGCAAGGGTGTTCATGCAAGTCGAATTGCTGAGTGGTTTCGCCGTCGCATGAAGGAACTTGATGCAGTCCTTGAGGGAACCGCCGACGAGCAACTGATTGAGGGATATAGCGTCTATAAGAAGAAACAATTGAAGAATCGTCGAGATTGGCTAAAGACTTTGATTGAGGTTTGCGATCATCAGAAGGCAGTATCGAAGCAATTACGCGCACCTCGTCGTAAGCGACAGAAGGCACCTGTTGAGGTTGTCAAAAACCTCAAGTTCAAGCGAGAAGATGGTGAACTAAAAATCAAGTCAGTTGCTGCTTCTAAGATCGTAGGAGCGGAAAAGTTGGTAACATACAACACTATGACTCGCGTGTGTTC